GGGCTCTATTCAGGATCGAAATGATCCTTGTGTTCTCACTCCTACTTAAAGGACATCCTGTGATTACTGTATCGAAACGTAAACTGAAGAAATATCGTTCACGCCGGTACGGTACCACTGGTGCGCCTCCTGTATTTCAGGTGGCGTCCGAATGGGAATCGTATCCATACTCCTTTGTAGACTTGCAAAAGTCTTATCGGAATTGGTTATCGAGTCTCCCACGGGGTCCTCGGTAGGTGTGAGTCACTAAATGGTCCTTAGTAAAACGGGACCTGCTCTACGTTGCTGAGCAAACGGGGGAGGCTTTAACTCCTCCACCGCCTGCCCTCAGTGGGAAGGTGTTCTTTCTCACTGTTAATCAGGAACTGAGTAGTGGCACTGACGCTAAAGAAGCCGTGGACCCAGACGACTACATTCGAAGGTGGGTCGGTATCGACAACCTCTGGCACTATCAATGATATTGTTAGAGATGATCGCCCGACTCCCCGTAGAACTAAGCCTGCTGGACCATGGCGTCCGCCCACCCCGTATTACCGAACGATCGAGGAAGGAGACGTATACACATATAACCTTGCTGGCCGATTTTCTAATGGCTATGCATGGCAAAGTGATGCGTCTTGTCCTCTGACCCTAAGGTCTGGGGTGGACAATGTCAGTGGTTACTATTACGATCCGGTGCCTACGATCCCCTCCGGTGTTCAGGAGGAGTTAATTCGTAAGGCACGCGCCAAAATCAAGGGCCAAGACATAAATCTGTCGACAGCCTTTGGTGAACGGGCGGCTACTGCAGACATGGTTGCGGGTACTTGTAAGACCCTAGCCGATGCTGTAAGAGCGGTTCGTAGGAGAGATCCCGATGCAGCTTTACGTGCATTGGGGGTGCGGAGGAGGGGGAAACGAAAGTTTCCGAAAGAACCCTCCAATATGTGGTTGCAAATGCAGTACGGATGGCTCCCTATGCTTAACGACGTCCATGGGGCTTGTAAGGCCCTTGAAGACGCCGATGAAGACAGAGACCGTTATCGTGCTACAGCAACCGCAACCTGGAAGGGCAAAGAGATTGTTAAAAGGTCTCTGCGCACTTCCGTTAGTAGTTCCTATGTCGATTTGGACAAGGTCCTTACTAAGCACCACAAAGCTAAGATCCGGTTGGACTATGTCCTCCGGAACCCGGCTTTGGCTTCGCTGGCTTCTCTGGGCGTTACTAACCCGGCGTCGCTAGCGTGGGAACTTCTCCCCTTCAGTTTTGTCGCTGATTGGTTCGTCCCGATAGGTTCCTACCTATCGGATTTGGATGCCACCTTTGGGTGGGATTTCATGGGCGGATCATTTACAGCGGTGTCCGAGCAACGCAGCAGAGCTCATTACCTTCGGGTAGTACCCTCGGGTGCTGAGTATGGCATTATTAACCGTCGCGGAACATATGCGATTGTTAGTGGCCATGGTAGGCAGATGGCGATGAGCCGTTCTGTCTATTCTGCTGAACCAACGGCGAGTGTCCTACACGTAAGTGGGGACCCTCTATCCGCCAGGCGTTTGACGAGTGCAATTTCGTTACTCGCCCAGGCATTCCTATAAATGTAAGGAGATCCGCGTGGGGACTTTTACCACGATTGCTGTTCAAGACGCTGCCGCTACACCGGTCACGCATACTTTTGTGCCGGTGAAAGTCGATGGCGATACGGCGTATTGGTCGACTAATGAAGGTTCGAGCGCCAGTGCAAACTGGAACTTGGCCATCACTGCTCGACCACCCCTGCCTGGTCAGTCTGATAAGATGTATCGGTACAAGCTCATTATGAGCCAGCCGGTTACGATCAACGAGACCATTAACGGCGTGAGCCGTGTCACGGTTCGTGATGTGGAGAGGTTCAACGGGGAGTTTCTTATCCCGGCGTCCTCTGTTCTGTTGGACCGCAAGAACATCCGCAAGGGTGTTGTTGGTGTCCTCAGTGACAGTAATGTCATTGATATCATCGAGAACCTGAAGGGTCTCTACTCCTAACGGAGTAGGACCTGGAGGTCGCTATGAAGGCATTCTTGATCGCCTTTATGGCGTTTCTCGGTGTTTATTCAGAACCCACCTTCTCCTATGAGGTTTTAACCCATGAAGAAGCGCAACGATGCTGGTCCTTTGAAGGACCTGTACCGACAGACTGCTTGTATTGGCCCCGAACTTGCCGCGGGTATTTACTCCGCGGCAGGAACCGACCTTGGCAAGATGATGCGGGACTCCCTAGATGGGAGCCGCTTTATGGAGATTGTGTCTGCTTCGATAGACCCTCGGGCCTATTCGAATGCCGATACGTTCTCCCGCGATTACCTTTGTGTCGAGCTGATGTCCAAATACCCGCAATGGGATCTGGGCATCGATCGCGCTGGTGTCGCGCTTTCCAAGTTTCTGTCGGTTGAAGAGGATCTGCGGGCCCTCGATTTCGCTGCGAATCCTAGGATTGTGAATGGACCAAAGTCCACCACAATGCGTGCTGTCATTGCGACCGCACGTAATAAAATCCAAAAGATTTTGGGCGAATTCTCGTGGGACTCCGCGGAATCTCTCTTCACATGGGGGCCAGGAGCCTCGACATCTTTGCCGAGGCGCAAGGGCGACGCCGCCTACAAGTATGGGGCCTCAGAGCCCCAAGTGTCGTATAACGCATTGCCATTAGCGTCTGTGCTTGCGCAGATGTACCCACTGTGGAGTTTTAATCCCACGGTGGTTGGTGGCTCTCGCGTTGTCACTGTTCCGAAGAACGCTAAGACCGACCGTGTCATTGCTATCGAGCCCGATCTGAATATGTATTTTCAGAAGGGTATCGGTCGCATGATACGGCGCAGGTTGCAGCGGTGGGGGCTCCTTCTCAAGGATGCCCAGGAGCGAAATCAGCTCCTGGCCCTTGAGGGAAGCGCAAACGGTCGACTAGCAACTGTCGACCTTAGCAGTGCCTCTGACTCGATTCATCTTGAGTTAGTGAGGTTACTACTCCCAACGAGTTGGAGTTCGGCGATTGAGCTTTGCCGGACACCATTCTCTATTCTTCCTTCCGGGGAAAGACTATTACTCCGGAAGGTATCGAGTATGGGCAATGGCTTTACCTTTGAGTTAGAGACCTTGATGTTTTATGGTCTCGTGCTCGCAGTGATTGAGCTGTTGTCCCGTTTCGATACGGATCATCGGTGCTTAGTCTTTGGAGATGATATTATTGTCTCCGGGGACTTGGTCCCGCCGTTGGAGGAAATCCTAGGGTTCGTCGGTTTTAAGACGAACCTCAAGAAGACCTTCGCGGACGGGCCCTTTCGCGAGTCGTGCGGGAAGCACTACTTTCGAGGTGCCGATGTAACACCGTTCTTCGTCAGATCTCCAATAGATTCAGTACAACGAACCTATTGGGCCGCTAACCAGGTTAGGCGATACTCTCGTATGGCCTGGGGCCTAGATTCACGCTGGAAACCCGTTTATGACGGGGTAGTTAGCCACCTTCCGCCCTTCTGGAAATCTGTGAAGATTCCAGAAGGATACGGTGATGGTGGGCTAATTTCCGATTGGGATGAAGCAAGTCCCAGTCGTGCACGGCGTGGCCTTCAAGGTTGGTCATATCGATACATCGCTCCTCGTAAGAGGAGCTTTGAACTCGATAGTGTGGGGACCCTACTAAAGAGTCTTCACACCCTTGAAGGAACTGACGATGAGCTCGTACCAGATTGGTGGTTCGGTAGCGAACGTGAAACATTCGACTACCGTTCGGATATCGGGGAGGATCTATACTCCTCCGATATAAACCGGCCCTCGGGCTGGGATTTCCGAAATAAAGACCGTTCCGGTCTGGCACATCAGTGGCCTAGCTACGGGCCGTGGGTGTAAACCCATGGTCTTTGCTAGTTTCCCCGTATAGTTCGGGGATGGGGCCCACCTGGATAGGTGGTGCTGAGGGACAATAGTCCCATGTGAAGAGAG